TTCTAACGTTACTAATATGTCCGCTATGTTTTCTAATTCAAAATTTAATCAAGACATTAGTGGTTGGGATGTTTCAAATGTGAATACTATGAATTTTATGTTTAATAATTCAAAATTTAATCAAGACATTAGTGGATGGGATGTTTCAAAAGTTACGTCTATGTCGGGAGTGTTTACATCATCAATATTTAATCAACCCATAGGGATTTGGAATGTATCAGGTGTTACCACTATGGGTAGTATGTTTTTTGATTCAGAATTTAATCAAGACATTAGTGGATGGAACGTTTCAAAGGTGACAAATATGAATAGTATGTTTAATAGTTCAAAATTTAATCAAGACATTAGTGGGTGGAATGTTTCTAAGGTTATGTTTATGTCTCAAATGTTTAATAATTCAAAATTTAATCAAGACATTAGTGGTTGGGATGTTTCTAAGGTTATTAATATGACTTATATGTTTAGTCAGAATCAGTATTTTAAACAAAATATTGGAAATTGGAATATTTCTGGTGTAACCAATTTCTCTTTCTTTATGGCGAACAAAACTGATACAACATTATTAACCTCAAACTTAGATGATATTTATAATGGATGGTCAACTAAAAACCCTCAAATAAATATAACAATCCATTTTGGTACTGCAAAATACACGTCAGCAGGTTCTGCAGGAAAAGCAATCCTTACAGGGTCAACCGGTAGTGGAGGATATGGTTGGACAATATTTGACGGAGGATTATTTACATAACTTATGAAATACGTATTTACAATATCGACAGACAATTACTCCGGATACACCGGAGACGTAACCTATTACCCATCAACGGGTGGAACAATTAATATAGGTTTAGTTACATTACCATACGACTATATTACCGATTATTTTTACGGGACGTATGATATATACATTCCTGAAACAGCGGTTACTTGTACAATAACCAATTTAGAACCGTTACATTTAACCCTTTTTGTTGAGTACACACCTGGTTCTATAATTGTGTTTTATACATTAGTATTAAACCGTCCGCATAGTGAAGAAATAAATGTTACTTTTGAAAATGTTTTAAATTTTTATAGTGGTCCTCCGGTTACAATATTTACAGGAGTTACTGTTAATTCTGGCGATTTATCAGGACAAACTATTATTACAATAGATGAAGATTATATCAACTACACAGGAGTACCATTTTTTAGTCAATTATCGGGAACTCCGGTTGAAAGTACGTGGGAAATAATTGTTATTCCTTTTATTCCTACATTAACTCCAACACCAACAAATACGGTAACACCAACCTTGACTCCAACAGAAACAGTTACTCCAACTATTACCCCAACAAATACGGTAACACCTACAAATACGGTAACACTAACTAATACGGCTACCGTAACACCTACAAATACTTTAACACCAACTAATACGACTACCGTAACGCCTACAAATACTTTGACACCAACTAATACGTCTACCGTAACACCAACAATAACAGTAACACCATCTCCGTTACCTCCAACAATTGAATATTTCCAAGATTGTTGTACCCCATTTAATACCTATAAAGTTGGTGGTTTTGTAACACCAATTATATTAGGTAATGTGTATTATATTGATACTGACGGATTTAATGGATGTGTTACGGCAGTAAGTGGACCATTATTTGATGCTCAATATAACATCATAAGTTTTACAACAGAAACTAGTTGCCTTAATTGTACAACCACTTATCCTTGTATACCTCCATCTCCATCTCCAACAGAGACACTAACACCAACACCAACGTTAACGCCAACAAATACTCCGACAGAGACAGTTACAGAAACGCCAACTTCAACTCCAACATTAACTCCAACTTTCACACCTACAAATACTCTAACACCAACGTTAACGCCAACAAATACTCCGACAGAGACAGTTACAGAAACGCCAACTTTAACTCCAACATTAACTCCAACATTAACACCAACAAATACTTTAACACCAACTAATACGTCTACCGTAACACCAACAATAACAGTAACACCAACATTAGGAGCGACAAGTACCCCAACAAATACTCCAACAAGTTCAATTCAAGCAACAGCAACACCAACGTTAACTCCAACAATTACGCCAACAAATACTTTAACTCCAACAATTACTCCAACAATTACGCCAACAAGTTCAATTCAGGCAACAGTGACTCCAACATTAACGCCTACAATTACGCCAACAAAATCAATTCCGGCAACGGCAACACCTACATTAACACCAACAATTACGCCAACAAAATCAATTCCGGCAACGGCAACACCTACATTAACACCAACAATTACACCAACAAAATCAATTCCGGCAACGGCAACACCTACATTAACTCCTACCCCAACAATTACACCAACAAAAACATTAACGCTTACACCTACATTAACACCAACAATTACGCCAACAAAAACATTAACTCCTACCCCTACATTAACACCAACAATTACACCAACAAAAACATTAACTCCTACCCCTACAGTAACACCGACTGAATCACCGGTAATAACTTGTGTATGTTATACAGTGACTTATACAGGACCTCCACCACCTCCAACTCTGTATTTTGGTAATACAGATTTCTCATATGTTAATTGTTCAGGTGTTACAGTGAATACCTCGGTGTTTGAAGATTACCCTGTTGAAATTTGTGCTCAAGTAAACTCTATTATAATAACTGGTGGTGATGAACTCGCTGGATGGACCCTATCACCATATAATTGTTGTATACCACCACCAACATTCTATATAATAGGATTGGGATATGGTACAACTCTTAGCCAAGCTTGTAATACACCAGCCTATGTTGATGTTTGTGTGGATGACCCTAGTTTATGTAGTGCAACATATTTGAAAGGTTCTGATGGTACAAATTGTTATCTAACACCAGCAACTACAGGGTTTTATAGTAATGGATTTTCCAGAAGATATTGGGACGGTACAACATTATCTTTGTGTCTTGGATGTGGTTGTCTTGTTGCTGACACAGTAATAACATTATCAGACGGGTCAACTAAATTAATACAAGATGTTCAAGTCAATGATGTTCTTAAATCTATTGATGTATCAGGAATGCCACAACCTGCAGATGAGTGGTACTCTTGGAGTAGTGATACCTTAAATTATGTTGATTCAACATCAACAGTAATTGACGTTAAAATATATGAATTTGACTCAGTTGTTAATATTAATAATGGTATATTAATTGCTACCGATGCTCATAACCACGTTGTTAAACAAAATGGTATATGGTATATCAGAACAACATCGGAATTAAATGTTGGTGATGTATTATTAGATATTGATAATACTGAATTTGAAATTACATCATTAGTTACAATTATAGAACCAACAACGGTATATGATGTTAATGTTAATAATAGTAACCTATATTTTGCAAATAATGTGTTAACACATAATAAAGACGAGTTTGTACCATTTGAACCATAAAAATGTCTTAACCCATAATAAGTCATAAAGGGTCATAATAGAACAAAGTAAACTATTTATATAAGTAAAATTATATTTAAATTTAGAATATGGAAAATAATAAAAATAACGATTTAACGGTTTGGCAGAGGCTTTCACAAGCATTCGGGCCAAACTCGTTATTAAATCAAGACTACCCAACATACAAATTAGATAAGAAGGAGTTATTAAAAACTACCTCTAAAGATGAATATGAAAGAGAGAAATTACAAGCTCAACAAACTTTCTATTTAGCAAATCAATGGACAAAGATTGAAAGTAATCTTTATACCCAAGCCGTGTATTATGAACCAACTCGTTTGGCATCATTCTATGATTATGAGTCAATGGAGTATACGCCTGAGATATCAGCAGCGTTAGACATATACGCAGAAGAATCTACAACCGTTGATGAAAATGGTTATATATTACAAATTTATTCAGAATCAAAAAGAATAAAATCTATACTAGCCGATTTATTTAATAACGTGTTAGACGTTGACACCAACTTACCAATGTGGACAAGAAATGCTTGTAAATATGGTGATAACTTTGTGTATTTAAAATTAGATTCTGATAAAGGAATTGTTGGTTGTATGCAATTACCAAACATTGAAATAGAACGTTTGGAAAGAGGTATGGCCGCAAAATCAGCAAATGTTGAAGAACCGGCAGAAAACAAAGGATTAAGATTCCATTGGAAAGCAAAAAATATGGAGTTCAACTCTTGGGAGATGGCTCACTTTAGATTATTAGGTGATGATAGAAAACTTCCTTACGGTACTTCTATGTTAGAAAAGGCAAGACGTATTTGGAAACAATTATTATTATCTGAAGATGCGATGTTAATTTATAGAACAGCAAGAGCACCTGAAAGACGTGTGTTTAAAGTGTTTGTTGGAAATATGGATGACAAAGATGTTGAAGCTTACGTACAACGTGTTGCAAACAAATTTAAAAGAGAACAAGTTGTTGATGGTAAAACCGGAAACGTAGATATGAGATTCAACCAAATGGCTGTTGACCAAGATTACTTTATTCCTGTTCGTGATGCCGCACAAGCATCTCCAATAGAGACATTACCTGGAGCAACAAACTTATCTGAAATAGCCGACATCGAATATATCCAAAAGAAATTATTAACAGCACTTAGAGTACCAAAAGCATTCTTAGGTTTTGAAGACGCTGTTGGTGGAGGAAAAGATTTATCTTTAATGGATATTCGTTTTGCAAGAACAATCAATAAGATTCAAAAATCTATGGTTGCAGAATTAAATAAAATTGCAATTATACATTTATTTCTATTAGGGTTTGAGGATGAATTATCAAACTTTTCATTATCATTAACTAACCCATCTTCACAAGCTGACTTATTAAAAGTTGACCTTTGGAAAGAAAAAATCGCATTGTACCAACAAGCCGTAGCGGCAATCGCAGGTATTGCACCGGTATCAGTATCGTGGGCTAAGAAACATATATTAGGATTCTCTGATGAGGAAATCAAACTTGATTTACAACAACAAAGAATTGAGATGGCAGTCGGCGCTGAGTTAACAAACACAGCAACAATGATTACACATACAGGTTTATTTGATACTATTGATAAATTATACGGAAATAAAGTTTCCGGAGCAACAGCAGGTGGAGCAGCACCATCATCACCACCCCCACCAGGAGGTGGAGGAGGATTCGGCGGTGGCGGAGACATAGGCGGAGGAATGGAAGATTTAGGAGCACCTGAACCGGGTGGAGCCCCTGAAGGAGGAGCCCCTGAAGCAGGAGCCCCTGAGGCGGCAGCACCACCGGAAGCTGAACTAACACCGGAATCATTTAAAAGAGATAATTTAAAAATATTAGTGGAACAAGGTTCCTTAACTGAAGACGATTCTTATATTGATTTATCTAAAGGAAAAAATTCTTTAGGAGATATTGAAGACCAATTAAGTAAACTTCTAAAAGACTAGATATTTATAATAAAAATTAGATATGAAAAATTTTGGTTTATTAAAAACAAAGATAGAAAATGTATTGTTAGAATCATATGCTAACGACACATTCAAAAACGAATTAAAAACATTTAAGAAACTTGTTATTGAAAATAAAAACATTAGCAAATTGTTTTATTTATACGATGAACTAAGTTCACCAAAATCTTTAAGTGAATCTTACTGTAATGATTACATCAATGAGTGTATTAAAATTTACGAGAATACCGTAAACAAAATAAAACAATCTGATATTAATAAAATCGTTGCTTGGGTTGGAAATAAAAATGTGGAAAGTAGTTATACAGATATTGACACATTATTCTCTAGTGATGTTTTAACTATTGAATCAAAAATCAAAAGTAGAAAAGTAATTGCCGAATCTCTTAAAAAATTACCAATAACAAAAACTGAAGGTATCGACCTACCATTATCAACAATGGTGAGCGTTGCAAACAAAACTATCAAAAATTATATTGACGGTTTAAATGAATCTGACAAAAAAGAATTAATGAATTTATTGTCTGAGGATGACTCAACATTAAATGAAAAATATATCACACTTAAAGAAGGTGTGGTTGAAAAACTAACAGAAATGAAAAATGCTAGCACTGATAATTCAATGCAAACAAGAATTGATGAAACTATATCAAAAGTAATTTCTGAAAAATACGATAAGCTTACGTATTTCAAACTTAAGAATCTTAAAGAGAATCTTTAATCATTATCAGAATTGAACTTTTTTTGG